CGTCCTTGACCTAACCCCGATGAAAAACGCCCTTAGAAGACTCCTTAACGGGGGTCCAGTGCCTTGCGTGCCCCCTTGGCAGCCTCGGCAATCGCCTGCCGCGACACTCCCAGTGTATGCGCGTGGTCCGCGGCGTGCGGATGCCCGGTGAGGTGGCCCAGCCCGAAGCCCCAAGCCAGCCCTGCCAACCGCACCGCAATGCGTGCGTCAGTGTGTCCTCCGAGCAGGTACGTCAGCAGCCGCACAATAACAACACCACCTGTCGTCTGCACCTGTGCCCGCAGCGTCTGACTGTGCCAGATCCAAACGGCGTCGATCTGGTCCTCGGTCAACCCCAGGTCGCCGAGTTCTTCCACCGCGGATTCGTAATTGTATTCGAGCATGGTGTTGGTCTGCGTGTTGGTCGGATGCGCAGCCCCCGAACCATTAACCCACCGGCGTGATAGCCGCCAGCGCGTTGTCCACTGCCGTGCGCATTGCCAGCAGCGCGTCACGTTGCGCTTCAAGTTTGCGCTCAACCGTGCCACGCTCGGCACGCTGCGCTTTCTCCCTGCGCGCCTTGGCAGCTTCGACATGCCATGCGGCCTTGAGTGCCTGAGTCATCGCGTTTTTCAGCGCAGCGACTTCGGGAGTGGTTTCTTTGCGGGTTCTTGGTTTTCTGGTTTTTGTTTCCATGCGTTGTAAATTTGGGTCAGTTTATTCAACGCTGCAACGTGATTTTTTATTCCGGGCGCCGATATTCCAGCGCCAGAAAATCCTCGTCCGTCCAGCCCTCCCGGCGCATCTGCAATTCGAGCGCCAGCGCGTAGTCCCGCCAGTTGCTCGCCTCCGTGGTGACGCGTCCGAGGCGCTGCCGTAGCTCGCGGATGGTTTCTTCAAAATCTTGGCGTTGTTCGTTCATTCCAGTGCCTCCCGTGTTATTTGTTGAATTTGTGCTATTTGTTCGAGAGCTTTTGCGCTGTCAACAAAACTAGCTGCAAAATCAAAGTGGCTGATTCGTATTAATGCTAAACGTAACTGTTGGTTTTTTTCTTCAAGTTCTTCAATGTCATCTGGCACAAAAACCTCATGATCAAACGGCGCCGTACAATATGGACATGAGCAGTTCACCCCTGCACCTCCTCCCATTTGCCAAGCGTCCGCAGGAACGCCTCTGCGCGTTGGCGGGCTGTGGCATAAATTGGTTTAGCTGGATTTCTCCACCCTCCCATTATCCTTGGGTAAATTGATTCACGTTGATGCTTTGTCAGCACCTTCTCCGCCTCGTGCATGGCGTTGAGGTCGGCGCAGTAATCGGGATGATTTGTTATCCACACGCGACCTATTCCATCGGTATTAACCACCAACTCGCCATCCCAACACATTTCAGCAATCCGCTGGTTAATTTGTTCGTCTGTCATTTGTTCTCCTTTTCTAGTTCGCACCGAATTTTCTGCCTTAGTTTGTTGATCTCGACCTGAAAATGCCTCCAGCAATCCCGCTGGATCATCTGCGCCACGGCATCCCGGTCCTGCACGGCAGTGTAGTGCCGCGGAAACGCCTCGAGCAGCGTGTCTAGCTCTTTGAGCAAAGTGGCGTTCATTTCGCACCTCCCGCCGGGGTGGCACAAAGTTCCTCCACTGTTAGCCCCAGCTGTGCTGCCAGCAGCATCCGGGCCTCAATTTCCGACTCAGCCTCCACCCGCCATGTGCGGAACGGATGCCAGTCGCTGGTGACTGCGTATGTTAGTTTTTGGATCATATGTATGTTTTCTTTACGTTTCCGAACCTCTGAACCCCAGAGAACCCGAAAAAACACGCAAATACATCGCGGGATATATACGCGGGTACGCGCGTGTTAGCTATATATATATTTATTTCCTAGAAAGGATGATTTCTGGGGTTCTACGGGTTCAAGCCCTGTCGTTGTTGCACTTAAACGGGTTCGCAGTTGGGGTTCGCTGGGGTTCGCTGGGGTTCGCGCCTCCAGCGCTTGGTTGCGGTGCTCCCGTGCGAGACATATTTCGCCCACCCAAGCCTGCGGAGGATGGCTCCGACGCGTTTTGCGGCGGCGTTGCTCTGGTTTTCTATGTCGATGTTCAGCGGCGTTGCCAGCAGTTCCCGGGCGCTGTAGGTGCGGTTCTCGTCGATGTACCCGGCAATCACTTCCTCCCACGGATCCTCTGGGCGGCGTTCGTCGGCCGCGTCCGAGGCTTGGAGCTTCGGCACCGTCCACCAGTCCTCGCCAGCCCGGAACCGCGCCACGGCCTCGGCAAACAGCTGCTCGCGGTTGTCGCGCAGCCAGTCGTGCGCCAAAAACCCGCACCGGACGGGCCAGAAACGCCGGGCGCCGGTGTCGTCCGCCTGCCAGTCGTCCCGGTTGGTGGTGCCTGCAAACACGCTTTGCCGCGGATGCTCCTCGGTGACACGTCCGTAAGGCAGCCGCACCCGGTCGATTCGAGTGGACATGATCCCCTTGAGCCGGTCCACGTCAGCCCTCCGGAACGCGTGCATTTCGGCCACCTCGATGAGCCAGCAGCCCTTGAGTAATAGCACGAAATCCTTTGAGCCAAAATCCTCGTGGCACTCTCCAAACCAGTCGCCACCCAGAATTGCCAGCGCAGACGATTTTCCGGCCCCTTGTGAGCCCTCAAAAACCGGCATGGTGTCAACCTTGCACCCCGGCTGCAACGCCCGCGCAATCATCGACAGCACCCAACACTCGCCAACCCGGACATGGTACTGATCCAGCGGCGTGCCAAATCCCCGCGGCAGGATGTCGTGCAGCCGAGACGTGCGGTCCCACTCGAGTGCCTCCAGCCACTCCCGGAGCACGTTTCGCGGGTTCCCGCGGGCCACGGTGTCGGCAGCCTCCTGCACCCGTTCGGTGCCAAGAGTCGGAAACTCGAAAACAGCCTGCATCCACCGGTTGAGCCTAGCGGCTAGGTAGTCGGTCCAGTTCTCGGTTGGCCCAAACGCGTCGGTTTGCACCTTTTCAAGAAAGGTGTCGTACCAGATCCGCCCAGCCCAGCGTGGGTGTTTCTCAAGCACCCTGCAAACTCCGTCGAGGCTGGGAACGTAGCGTCCCTGCGCGCCGCGCTGGAACCCGTAGTCCTCCAGCACCGGCTTGGATTCGGCAAGTTCCTCGCGCACCTCTACGCGCTGCACCACCTCGGCATCCGCGGTCCGCACCGCCTGCGTCGTGGTGGTGGTGCGGGCCACTACCAGTTCTCGGGGTCCAACGCGTTCGGCGCGGCTTAAAAACGCCAGGCAGTCCTCGTGCGTCCAGCCCTCGGCGATGGCGTCGGCCACGTCCCAGCCCTTGGCGGCACCGGCGTCAGGGTTGGCAATTTTCACTTCGCACCCGCGTGCGGTCAGAATCTCAGCGACGCGTGCCATAGCCTTGCGCCCCGGTTCGTCCGCGTCCGGCCAGAGCACCACGCGGCGCCCCCGGAGAGGCTCCCAGTCGATGTGTTCAATGGCCCCGGATCCACCGGGCCACGTCAGCGTTGGTGTTGCCGGATCCAGCGCACGGTAAGCGTCCGCGCATTTCTCGCCCTCCACCAGCACCACGACGGCGCCGGGCAGGCTGGCAAGTTGATCCAGCCCGTACAACGGGCGCGGGCAGGCAAAACCCTTGCTCTGCCAAACGATGTCGCCGCGGTCGTCGTACCAGGGCGTACGCGGGATGAGTTTCTTGCCGCCCTTGCCGTCGTCGATGCGGCAGATAAACCCCAGCACGTTTCCGGCGGCGTTCCGGTACGTGTACCGTGCCGAGCACGCGGGCAGCTTCGGGTTTGGCATGTCCTCGGGCGGATCCAGCACCGGCTCGAGTTCGTCGGGTTCGGGTTCCGGTGCGCGCTTAGGTGTTGCCGGTTGCGTGTTCCCGCCGAGCCGCTTGGCTGCTTCGCCTTGCCCGATGCCGTGGATGGCAGCGTATAGGCTCACAGGGTCGCTGCCGCCATCACCGCTGGCAAAATCCTTCCAGACGCCTTTGCGGACGTGGATTTTTAGCGATTCGCCGGGTTCACCGGACAGCGATCCCACGCACCAGTCCGGTCCGATTTTTTTGCCGTTTGGGAGCCACTGTTTAAGCGTGCCAAGGTAGTCAGACAGCAGACGCGCGTTGATTGCGTCAAAGTTTATGCTCATAGCCCCGCCTCCGCTTCGTGCGCCGAGCGCGCCACCATAGCGATCCCGCCGTGCCGTTTCACCGCAGCCATCCAGCGCAGTTGATCCGGGCGCGGCTTGCCGGTCGGCGTTTTAACTTCAATCGACAGGAAAACCGCCAGCGTCTGCCCGACGTGCTCCGCGGTGACGGTGACCGCGCGCCAGCCGATAAGGTCAGCCGATCCGGGACAAAGCCCGAACGTGTGCCAGCGCCCGCGGTCGTCCTGGACGCGTCCAACGTGGTTTCGGAAAAGCCTGCAGTCGGCGCGTGAGCCGATGGCGGCAAGAATTTGATTTTGGATGTTAGTTTCTGACATATTTTTTCTGCTGAAATCTGTGGTAAGCCCAGCCCGGCTTGTAGCCGTTAAGCTCGGCGATGCATTGAAAGTCGGAAAGCGTTTCTGCGCTGGCGCAGAGCGCGCCGGTGATGCGTTTGAGATACGGTGTAAACGATTCGTTAAAATCGTCCCACGTTTCCTTGTTTTGCTCGTGGATGTGCGCGGCGAGTCTGCCAACGCATTCGTCCCTAAGTTGGATTGCTTGCGGATACGCGTATGTGTTTGATGGCACCTGCGGAATCAGATCCTCCGCAAGTTCGTGCTCCACCACGTCGGGGTTGCGCCCGAGTACCTCCAGAATGTGGCGCCGGATTCCGATTTCTGGCGGCGGCATCCACTCGGGAAGCTCCTCGAGGTCGCCGGACACTTGCTCCAACGGCTTGCGCTCGGCGGTTTGTTTTTCGTGCCCGCACTCGGGGCAGATTTTTGCCGCGACGGGAATAATCGCAAAACATTCTTCGCACCGCCGCACGGGTGCCTCGCCTTTTTCTTTCTTTGCCCCATCCAGCGACCATTCCCGGTCGTCCTCGGCGCGCCCGTGGTTAAGCGACCACATGCCCGCTTTGCACTGAGCCACGTTGCCGACGTGGTCAATCACGATGGCGCGTTTTTTGCCCGGCGCGGGCCTGAGCACCCGGCCAATCTGTTGTAGGTGTAGCCCTAGCGACTTTGTCGGGCGCAACAGGATCGCCGCCGTCACCACCGGCACGTCAAATCCCTCAGAAATAATGTCGCAGGAGGACACGCCGTGGAGTTCGCCGTTGGCGAGTTTCTGAATCGCCGCCTGGTTGTCCGCGTAACTGGCTTTGGAATGCAGTGCCTGCCAGCGGTAACCCGCTTGCCGAAACCCTTCGGCCACGTTTTCGGAGTGCGCGATGCTGGCGCAAAACGCGATTGCTGGCGCGCCGTCGCAGGTCTTGCGATACCAGTCCACCGCGTGCCCGGTAACGCCGCGGGTGTTGACTGCCTGTTCAATCTCCGACTGCACGAAATCCCCCATCCGGGTGTGCAGTCCCTCGGTGGACACCGTCGCCGGTGAGTAGTACTGCACGCGGGACAGAAATCCGCGGTCCATCAGATCCTGCACGCGTGGACCGAGCACCATGTGCTGGAACACCTCGCCCAGCCCTTTGCCGTCCAGTCGCTGCGGCGTGGCGGTGACGCCAACCACGCGGGCGGACGGGTACGCGTTTAGAATCGCATCCCAGCTGCCTGCGGTGGCGTGGTGCGCCTCGTCGCAGATAATCCAGTCCGGTTGCCACGCAATTTTGCTAACGCGGCTTTTGAGTGTGTGCACCCCGGCGACCTGTGTCAGGTGGCAGAGTTCGCGCTTCCGTTTTGCGGCGATGAACCCGTGCGGGATCCCGAACCGCGTCAACGTGCCGCTGATCTGGTCCAGCAGGAAATCCCGGTGCGCCAGCAGGAGCACGCGGTTGCCACGCTCGGTGAGTCGCTGAGTGAGGTAGCTGAACATCACCGTTTTCCCAGCCCCGGTTGGCGCGACCAGCAGCACGCGGCGGTGTTCCTGTTTGAATGCAGTGCGCAGCCCAGCAATGCACTGTTCTTGATAGTCTCTCAGTTCCATTCGTCGTCCCGCGTTTTTCGGATGCGCGGCCCCCGTGTGAGGCTGCCTAAAACGGCACGTTTTTCGGATCCATCGGTATTTCGTCCTTGGGTTGCGATGCGGTCGGGCCCATGGCAACGGTGCCGCGTGGAAGCCAACGCAGAATTTCGGTGAACTGCTTCCCGTCGTGTTTTCCGCCCACGACTTTCTTGCCCAGTCCGATTTCGACAACGCCGGAACAATCGACAAGGTCGGCAGCTTCAAAATCGGTTTCGGCGCCGATTTCATCGGAGAACCCAAGGGAATGCCGAACCTGAGTGATTTTCCACGCAGCGGCATCGGTGTTGACGAGCTTCTGCGTGAGTTTCATTTCGGATTCCGGCCCCACAAGCACCTCCATTTCGATCATCTGATCGCCTTTCATCGTGTAGGCTTCCTGCGCGGTTTTGACGCGTGCGACGTAAGTTCCCGGCGGCAAAACGCCCCGGCTTTCTTTAGCTGTATATCGGATCATAAATTTGCTTTGCGAGCGGTTGCTGCTTGTTTGCACGCTTGGTAAAACGCGCTGCTTGGTGCGTGGTTGCGGACGGCGGCCTGAAACGCCTCCACAAGCGCTTCAAGTGTAGGCGCCTGCGTAATGGCGTCCGGGACGGTGTCGGTGGTTTCCACCTCAATTTGGAGCGTCCGCGGTGGCGAATCAAATGCGGCAACTTCCTCCGGAGTGTACATGCCGACAATCACACCAGGGTAAACGGTTCGGATGCCCTCACTGATGCAGCGTGCGCGGAACATTGCCGCCGGATATTTGTCGAGGTTGCCGACTCCGGCTTTCTTGGCGCGGGCCAGATTCCAGCTGATAGTCACACTGCCCCCCTGCGCGTGCGTAAACGTGCCGGTCACCAGTTCGTCTGAATACGTCTCCCAGTTGACCCGGCCACCAGCGGATTGGAAACGCGCCAGCATCGCGTCCGCTGTCAGCGTCGGCTTGCCCTGGATGATGTGGTAATGCGTGGCTGCTTTCGCGGGATGCAGCCCGTCGGCCTGAGCCACTAGCATGAGCGCGGCGGCCTGCTCCGGTGACTTGAAGCCAAAAGATCCGGCTTTTGCGACAACAGAAGCCATCGCTTGGATTTGATCGAATGGTATTAGTTCCATGTGTTTTTCTTTGTTGTCCGCGTTTTTCGGATGCGCGGCCCCCGGTTTGATTATTTTGAAGCAACCAGCGGTGCCTGCCCAATTTTTCTGCTGACGATTTCGTCCGGCATGACTGCCCCGGCAGCACTCCAAAGCGCCTCGGCTTTTTTTAGGCTGAGTGCCCCGCAAGCACGGATCGCGTCCCCGGCGCCTATTTTCCCGGCGTCCACCGCCGCCGCAATGTGGTCGGCGTCGACGTATTCGGACACGCGGGCCTTTTGCAGTCGCCACCCCGGAACGGCCTGCCCGGACTCGAGTAACTCGCGTGCCTTGGCTTTTGCTGCGTCGCGGAAATGATCCAGCGTCGCGCACTGCCTGAGAAACAGCCCGATGCGTTCGGGATCGTCGAGCAACGCCAGAAACGAGCCATCCTGCGGTGAGATAGCGTGCTCGGTGGTCTGCACTGCCAGCGACTGCGCTTGCACGCGTGCCGGGCAGGTAAGCGCCTTAGCGCACCACCCACAATAGTCGTTTTCCACCGGCGGCGTGCCAATGTTTGCAAGCGCGGATTCCACCACCGCCTTCGCGGACTCAAACGTCCACCACTTTGTCACGACTTGGCGCTGGTCGCAAAACAGCAGGTGCGTGGTCCATTCGCTTTCCATTGCCATCGCCATGGCGCCCAGCGCGTAGGCTGCCATCTGCGCGCTGTAGTCGTAAATCTGGCCGGACTTGAGGTCCACGCTCCATCCTCCGCGCCATGCAATGCCGTCCACGGTTCCGACGTGCTCGATCCCGGGCGTTTTGATTTTGCAAGCGTCCTCATCGGTCGTCATGCCCAGTTCGCCTCCGCGAAGTTTCAGGCATTCATTGAGTGCCCACTGCACCGCTAAAATGTCCTCCTCTGGAACGTTGCGGTCGAGAAAGTCCCCACGCTCCCAGGCGTGGCGGAACATGCCGTCGAGTCGCGTTCCGCGTGCGGCGGCCTCGCTGGTGCCGGAAGCGCTCTCGTACTGCCCGCAGAGTGCGAGCTTAGGAAGTGCTGAGTGTCGGATTTTCATTTTTTCTTAATTTTTCTGACCATGCTGGCAAACCCGCAGGCCTGCCCGCAGTTTTTACGCGGCGACGCTGGAGCTTTTTCAAACTCGGCACCGCAGTTTTCGCAAGCAACAACCACCCAGGGTTTGCGCCTATACATCGCCGTGGCCTGCATCAGGTTCCGGCGGCAGTCCTCGCCGCACGTCACCTGCCGGTGATAGGTCGGCTGAAACATTTCGCGGCAGTTCTTGCAGCATTTTTTCTCCAACCGGCAGCTGGAGCACTTTGGCTGCACGCTGGCGAGGTGCCGGGAGAACTGTCCTTGGCACCCGACGCACGTTGCCCAAACAGACGATGGCCCAAGTTCGTTTTGTTTTGCCGGTTTAGGTGCCTGCACCAGCCCGGCGCGGATGCCAGCGCGCACCAGCTGTGCCGCCTCCGCTAGCAGCGCGGCCTGCTCGGCGGCGTTGTCCTCCACCGGCGCGATTGGAACTGCGTAGGATCTGGTGCGCGCCGGTGGGCACCACATCGGTTTTCCGTTCATCAGCATTTTCAGCGCGTGTAGTTGATGGCCCAGAGGTTGACAATCACGAGCCCGGCAAACGTAGCGGCCTCGGTGAGGTTGCTAGCACCGATGCAAGCCAGCAAGTCTACCAGCATCAGGCCGCCAATGATGGCGAGTTTGGCAGTCGTCCACCGGCGGGTATTTGGGGGTGGCTGTGGTCCTTGATAGGGGCGGGAGTAGTGGGAGGTGCTCATCGTGTGTCTCTATGTTGGTTATCTGACGGCCTCGTCAGCACCCGCGTTACGAGTGGACGCCCCGGAGGGCGTTTCGGCCTATACACCTTTGATTTGCGGACGAAACCAGCGCGGAAGCGTGAACCAGTCTGAATAAACATGCCCGCCAACTTCAGACTTAATGGCTTTGAAGATTGAGCGCGGAGCCCAAAACTCAACAACGCTTCTTTCTGCTTTTAGCAAGACCGCTTTTGGGGTTGCGCAAGCCACTTTGTAAGTGCCGCGAAGGCCAGGTGCTGCTGCTTCGATTTCAATAATGTCGTTCGTTGTCATGGGCCCAACTATAGCTACCCAAACGCGCTTGGCTAGTTATTTGTTTCACTTTTTTTAGCCCGCCTCAAAGCGTTGAGTTCCCGCGCTTTAGGCCTTGGCTTGCTGGCATTCCGTCGCGCCGCTTCTGCTTTTTTCTCTGACTTTGCTGCACCTCCCAATTTGCCCATCTCCCGGCAGTGCTCGCGGAGTGTTTTTTCAGTGCTCATCGCGCTCTAAACGGTTGATTTCGCGGTTGATGTACCAAGCGGCTTTGCGCAAGTCCTCCAGCGCTTCTCCCTTAAGTCCAGCCCGCCACAAGTACTTGATGGCATTGCCGATGCAAAAATTGAAGTGCTCCGTGATCTGGATGCACTCCACGCCAGACGGATGGCTGGTGTAGTGCGGCGGATGGTTGACTGGGTCATTCATTCGATTTTGTTTTTGCGATTTGTTCCAAAAACAACTCGGCGGTCTTTGCCGCCACACTGAACACCAGCGGGCCTGATTTAGGCGTGCCGGTGCAAAAAAAATGCCCGTCTACCTCGGCCACGACGAGCAGCCGGGTTGCTTTAACGTGTTCCGCCGCAAGCTCGGATGCGGTTCTAAGCGCCAGCGTAATCCGGCGCGACTCTTTCTTTGTCATGCCACCAGCCTAGCAAACCACGCTTGGTTGTAAAGCCTCAGCGACAAGTGCCTTTGTTTCAGAAGGTTAGTCACACCCATCGCAGGCTCTCCCTGCGCATCATTCGGCACCCGGCGCGCTTGCGGAATTACTCTCCGGCGGGCACGAGTCCCGCCTCAAAAAGGTCTGCTTCCTGATCCCGGCGGCGCCGCAGCCCCTTTACATCGGGCCAGAGTCGTTTCATTGCCCGCAACTCGCCGGGAATAGCCGCCAGCGTCCCAGCGCGAAGGTGCTCGCCGATGCGGGCCATTTCGGTGCGCCGCTCGCCGGTGAGACTGGTGCCGCGGTTAAAAACGAGCGAGACCAGAGCAGCGCAGCAATCGCCGGGCAACTCCTCTGCCTGCGGGTAAATCCGGAGCGTCCGCAAATGCCAAGTCGGAATCGTATGTTCGCGGAACACCTTCAACGCAGCCGACCAAGGCACCACCAAGTGCCGGACGTGCGGCAGTCGCTCCTGCGCGGCTTTTCCCTTGTGCGTCGCGACGGACACCAGCAGTGCCAGCGTCGCGTCCGGCACGCGGTTTTTCCACGCCCGAGCGGTTTCACCGGCGTGCGTATGTCCGAGATCCCAGCCAACTCCGATGGTGATTCCGGATTCGCCGCCGGGCCATTCCGGATTCGGGTCGTAGTACGATTCCCCACCGGTTTCCCAGCGGATGATGGATTCGATGCCCTTCGCGCTTAGATTCATTTCCGGAGGCTGCGAATGGTTTCGATGATTTTCAGCCACGTAAACACCGCCGCCAGCAGGCATCCGGTGATGCGGATCCACTGTTCCACTTCCGACAGCGACAACCAAAAAGCCCCGACGTTGGCGAGGTTGACGGTGGCGAGGTCGAAAACGTGGCGACTAGACATGAGCGAGAAAAGTGGTTCCGGGGCCTGGCACCCGCGGCAGTCGTCCGGTGGCGTCATAGATCCCACTGTACGGCGAAATCTTGTCAGGCGGAAGCCCATTTCCATCAGTTCCTGCGGGAGGCAGGACTCGCTTTACTGCGGCGAGAATTTGCAGCCCCGCCGGTGGGGTTGCGCCGAGGTATTTTGCTTGCAGGTCGGGAATTACGGGAACTGGTAACACGGTCATAAAAAAATGAGATCCACAAGAAATTGAGCGCAATTCCGATGTTCAGCATCACCTCGGACGCTGCCGGACTCGATAGCGTTAGCAGATTCCACAGCGCGCCACAAACTGTTACCGTCGTGGCTGTTTTGCAAAGCACAGCAGCCCAAGGACGTTTCCAGATTGCCGACTCTGGATGCCCAAACACGCGAAACACAAGGTGTAGTGCGGACACCGCCAGCACCCCGTTAGCGGTTGCGTTTATTACGGTTGCCAGTGTCATCGGTGATAAATTTGGTGCTGATAGTTTCCACCGCACGCAGCCCGCAGAACCCAAGCAAAAACGCCGCCGCGTAAGCGTACTGCGGTTCCCCGTCCAGCCGGGCCAGCTTGAGGATCAGCGGCGTGACGTAGTTCGCGCTTGCGGCGCCGCCCAACAGGCTCGCCAGCGTCCGCGGGAGGTTGCGCCCGGCTTCTTTACTGCTCATCAACACGGACCCAGCAAAACCCGCCATAGCAAGCCCTAGGTCAATCCCGGTTTGTTTGAGTTCGTCGATCATTTGCCAGCCTCCGGAGGCTTGTGGCTCGCCCCGTAATAAAACGCCAGCACCGCCGAGAACGCCGTGCTCAAACTGCCGATGAGCAGCGACAGCGTGGTGGATTCCCAGAGTTTGAGGTCGCCGGTTAGCAGCCCGATGAGGATGCCAAAAAATCCCAGCGTCACCGCGCACGCCAGCACCGACGGCACCCACGAGTGCGTTGCGGTTTGCATCGCCCGCGCACTTGCCCGGTCCTCGGCAGCCAGTTTCTCGGCGTCGATCCCAAGCTCGGCCATGCGGGTCTTGAGTTGCAGGTCGGCGGCCTGCAAAGCGGCAATCTGTTCGGCGGTGAGGTTGCCGGAGGACAGTGCGCGCTGCACGGTGTCGGTGGTCGCGTCGCTCATGCCCAGCGCTTTGCCGACAGCTTCCACGGCAGCACCGCCGAGCGGGCCACCGAGGAGACTGCCAATGGTTGGGAGGAGCTTGGAAATGAAGGACATTAGAAGTAGGTGGTGATAACCACGATGCCTGGCGCGCCAACACCTCCAGATCCGGCAGCGCCCGAGCCGTAGGTAGATCCGCCACCACCGCCGCCCGTGCCGTACCCAGCGCCAGCGCCACCGTTGCCACCGGTTGTTCCAGATCCTGCGCCTCCGCCACCTCCACCTGATCCGTTAAACAAGCTCGGAATGCCTGTGGTGGTGCCATTGCCGCCATTGCCGCCCGCACTTCCGGCAGTGCCTGCTGTGCCGCCAGCCAATAGCGTGGTCATGCCAAACCCGCCAGTGCCTCCGTTGAGAGCAGCAGGTGATGCAGCTACGCCGCCACCCGATCCGCCACCAGCTCCGCCGCGATTGGTGTAGCCTCCGCTTTGCCCAGACCCACCGTTAGTCGTTGTGCCACCGTTGTTGCCGCCAAATTGTCCACCACCGCCGCCGCTGCCTTGTGCGTTAACTTGGCCCCCAGACCCGCTGCTTCCGCGTTCAGCGCGGACATAGCTTCCAAATGATGAAAATCCTCCTGCTCCTCCTGCAACGCCTGCGCCAATAGATGACGCACCAGCGCCTGCGGTTCCACCGCTTCCAACCGTGACTGTAACGCTGCTTGGTAAATCGGCTGCGCGCAAAAATAGATCCACGCAGCCTGAGCCAGCGCCTCCGCCGCCTCCAGAGCACGAAGTTCCAGACGCAACCTTTGCGCCACCGCCGCCGCCACCGCCGCCGCTCATCACACTGACATGTACCATTTTTGCGCCCGCTGGCTTAGTCCAAGTCGCCGTGCCAACGGTCGTATAAACATCCATTTGAGCCGATCCAGCCTTGGCGGCTAAGGAGTCAGTGAGCCCGCTGATTTTGCTCTGCGCAATCGCCGCAGCCGCGTCCACGTCAGCGTCCACCAAGAGGCTCGCCGGAGATTGCAGCACGCCAGCGACGTTTTTCCAGAGCCCGGTGCCTCCTACAAGCGCAAGTGACGTGTGGACGTGGCTCGGCTGCCCATCGCCAAACTGCAGCGTCGCTGTGTGGTTGTTGGCTGTAGCCTGCGCCTCCACCTCGACGTAGATCCGCGTGGTCGCCGTGACGCTTGTCTGTGGCACCAACGCCGACAGCGTGTATTGCAGCGACGCCGTGTTGATAATTGCTTCGCTCGAGGTCGAAATCAGCGTCGGTGCGTTGGCGCCGTCGTATGTGTAGACTTTAGCCCGAATGCTTGTCGGCGAGTTGATGTTCGCCGTGCCGTACGCCCAGACGTTGAAATCCCACAGCCCGCCGGGAATCACGAGCACCGCGGGATCCTGCGGCAGTGATTCGCTGACAAACCCAGCCACAAGCGTCCAGGTGTTGATTGTAAGCGTGCCGGTTGTAGTGCTGGATTCGGTTGCGGATCCGGTGCGGCCGAGCATTTTTGGTGTGCCCGGCAGGTTGGTCGTCGGCGAGTCTGCTGCGGTGCCAAAATCCAAGTAATACGTCAGCCCGTTGGCGCCACCGCCCCCGCCCGTTGATGCCGTTGCTGGCGCCCATGCAGTCCCGTTCCACGTCAGCACCTGCCCGCTTGTTGGCGTTGTGCTGGCGACCGCTTGGCCCTTGAGTTTGTCAACTGATGTTGAGTGCAGGCCACCGGACACGTCGCCGGTGAGGATAGGAGAGTTGAGATTCGGCATAAGCTACCAAGTGATGGTGATAGAGGCGTTTCCTTCGCCTTCGGAAATTACGATGTCGATTGTGGTGTTTGCGACGGTGGAGAAATTCACTGCGCCATCAAATGTGTCCCCAGTTCCGCCTGCGGACATGGACGTGTCTGCTGTGCCGCCACTGCCGCCGCTCCCCGGTCCGCCG